ATCACACAAGTTGTAAGAATGTCCTTAAACGATCTGCGCAAACGTCAGATTGCAGGCATTTACTTAGATGATGTGGATGTTATTCCGTCACAACGCGAAGTTACTGGTGTTGGCGGAGAAATTGATAGGATCGACGGCGTAGAGCCGGGAACCGTTGATTATGACTGTACTATTTTAGAATGTCATGTTGATTTAGATTTGGAAGGATATGAAGACGTAGACGATGATGGAGAGCCAACAGGCATCCGTATTCCTTACATTGTTACTCTTTCTATGGACAATGGGCAGGTTTTATCTGTTCGTCGTAACTGGAACGAGGAGGACGATCGTCGCAAGAAAATACAATACTTTACGCACTACAAGTTCTTACCGGGTTTTGGTTTTTACGGTTTAGGCTTAATCCACACTATTGGCGGTTTGTCACGAACTGCCACTTCGGCACTGCGACAGTTGATCGACGCCGGTACGTTGTCCAATCTCCCAGCGGGTTTCAAAGCCCGCGGACTACGCATCAGAGACGACGATGATCCGTTACAACCCGGTGAGTTCCGCGACGTGGATGCTCCCGGAGGGGCTATTCGTGACAGCCTTATGCCGTTGCCTTTCAAGGGTCCTGATCAGACACTGTTTCAGTTGTTGGGTTTTGTGGTCCAAGCCGGTCAGCGTTTCGCGACGATTACTGACTTAAAAGTGGGTGATGGTAACCAACAAGCGGCTGTAGGCACAACTATGGCAATGATGGAACAGGGCTCAAGGGTCATGAGTGCTGTGCATAAACGTTTGCACTACGCAATGCGTCAAGAGTTTAAGATTTTGGCGCGGGTCATGTCTGAAAGTTTACCCCAAGAATATCCGTACTCAGTCCCGGGTGGCGACGAAACAGTCATGCGCACAGACTTTGATGGGCGTGTAGACGTTATACCTGTCAGCAACCCTAATGTATTTAGTCAGTCTCAACGTATTATGTTAGCGCAAACCAAACTGCAACTTGCTTCTCAGGCTCCTGAGATACACAACATGCACGAAGTGTTTAGCGATATGTACGACGCTTTAGGGGTTACAGATACAGACCGTTTATTAAAGTCTGTGCCCGCGGATACAGACGAGCCTATCGATCCAGCGCAAGAAAACATAAATGCTTTAGATATGTTGCCTTTAAAAGCGTTTGAGGGTCAAAACCATCAGGCGCACATCATGTCTCACCTGTTGTTTGGAACTTCTCCTATTGTGGGCGGTATGCCTCCGGTCGCGGTTGCTGTCCAGAAGCACGTCATGGAACATGTACAGATCGCGGCTCGCGAACAAGCGGCAGTTGCTTACTTGCAACAGGTTCAGCAACAAGGCGGTCAGCCTGCGGACGAAGAGCAAATGCTACAAGTAGAGCAAATGACAGCTCAGTTTATTGCGGAAGGCTTGCAACAACTTAAAGAGTTGTCTGGGCAACTGTCTGGGGCAGGCGCTCCTGATCCACTGGTTCAGCTTAAAGAGCAAGAATTACAACAAAAAGCGGCGGCAGATCAGGCGGATACGCAGATCGATCAAGCTAAATTGGAGTTGGACGCACAGAATCAGCAGATGCGTGGCGAGCAATTTACGCAACGGTTACAGTCTCAAGAAGAGCAAACCGATAAGCGTATTCAGTCGGCCATGCAACGTGAGCTTTTAAAACAAAGGGGGCAACCACAATGATAAATAAAAGCTTAAATTATGCTTATCCGCGTAATTATGCCGAAGGTGGAGAAGTAAAAAGCCAGTCTTACTCCTTTGTACACGACGGAAACTCCTATAACATGGGAGACTACAGGCCGGGGCACGAAGGAACTAGCTTGGAGAGAGCAATAGCTAACGTACAAGAACATTATGACCTTGCTCCGGGTTCCTTTACCGTTAACAACAACACTACACAAACTTTAATGGGTACTTACGATTCGGGCTCGGGTAATTTTAAGAGTGCCTCTGAACCAGACTCAGGAGACATTTTTGGAGCTACTACGATGGCTATGGGCGAAGAGGATGCTTCTTTTTCGGAGCCGTCTCAAGAACAAATGTTGGAAAAGTTCAGAGAATTGGAAGCTACTACTATGATGGTAGGGGAAGAAGATGGAGGCGGTGGATCAGAACCCATTACTCCTGCGGCTCCCGATACCCCCTCGGCTCCTTTACTTCGCAGTAATCCATTTTTTGATATGCCTTTACAACCTGTTGAAAGCCCTTACCCCAACCCCAACGCCTTTACGCGTGCTATGGGTGAAAACGGTGGTGGTGGAAATGTTTTTCAAGCTCAACTTCCTGTGGTTCACGGTGAGAGTTTAAGACCTGCAAATCAATTGGCGGCTCCTGTAAAAATGCGCCCGATAGAAGGACGAACGTATGGAATGTATAGTAACACTCCTGTATTAGAAACAAATTCTATTCAACCTTTTACTCCGTACATAGCGCCACAACAGTTGCAAAGCTCGGGCATTGAATCATTGGTTCAAAACAACTCGGCGCCTCGTACAAGTGTCTTTAAGCGGAGTTAGATGTGTTAAGAGCCCTACTTATCTTAATGTTTATCTTAATCGGCACCCACGTTGTCGCCAATGACACGATTTACACCGATACGAACAGCACTATAACTTCTGACGGTTCGATGGATACCACCATCAACAGTCCGCCGCCCTCGGCTATTACTCCAAACATAAGCGCCACTAACTCTGATCTATGTACTGTAGGTGTAGCAGGAGCCGTGCAAACACAAATTCTAGGTATTTCAGCGGGTAGAACTGTACGGGATATGAATTGTGAAAAATTAAAGAACGCCAAAACCATGTACGATATGGGGATGAAAGTTGCAGCCGTATCCGTAATGTGCCAAGACGAAAGAGTGTTTGAAGCCATGCTTAATGCGGGGACGCCCTGCCCCAAGGATGGGTTGGTGGGCGATAAAGCTAGACTAGCATGGGAAATGGAAGCTGTTAAGGAAACTATTGAACGTGAGCAAAACAATCCAATGAGAAAGATTTTCAATGAAAACGTTGAAACAAAAACAGGCCTTAGTGTTATTATTAGCACTCTGGCCTTCTTACTCTTCTTGTGATCCCTATAGTTATGGGTCAACGGGAAATGCCGCATCCACAGCATTAAGTTGGGGGATGACTTCGGTGTTGCCTGATATTCCGGGCATTGATATTAATGGTCTCTTATATAGATACACTACTGTAAAAAGACCAGAAGATGACATGAAAGTCCACGTTGGAAATAAGAATGCTGACGGTAATGGCTACATATTTAAAGAAACAGACGACTGGTCAGGAGTTCCCGGAAATACAATTGTAAAGTCGTTTCCTTTAGCTAACATATCAGCAACTAAGTGGGGCGATGGTTTTATAGATGTTGAGGGCACAGGAACTGTTGAGGACGCGGTAGTTATATATAACTACAGAATTGATGAATGTTTTGAACCACAATCAAATCCTTCATGTCCGGGATATGTAAAGCCCATGCCTGTTCTCCCTGTGATAGAGGTGTATGATGCGCTGGAGGACGATGCTGTTGTTGAAACGTTAGAAGCTGACGAGTTCCAATATGATGAAGATGGTAATTTAATTCTTTCTGAAGAAGAGGAAGAAGAAGAGACACGGATTGAAATGGGTCTAACAGCGTCTGCCAACGCACTGACCTTATTTAAGGCACAAGGTCAAGACGATCTTATAATGGCTATTAATCAACAAACAAACCTAGCCATGTATTATAACGCGTCTATCAATGGGGGCGTGTATGCTGACGCTCCCGGTCTTGCTGACTCAGAGATAGCTGACAACAAGAAAGCCTTGCGTAATAACTTAGCACAACAGATTCTGCACGAAAAGATGGTCGATATGCAGTATAACAAATGAGGTTTAATATGAAATATTCTATTGCAATACTTTCGTTGGTTGCATTTCCTGCATTAGCTAACGTCGAAATTACAGGTAGCGTAGAAGCTAAATGTGTTATTCAAACAACTAAAGCGGGTTCATACGGCAACCCGATTGCCAGCAAACTAAGCACCACTCCCGCTGACGGTGGTGTACTACCTGTAATGAGGTATGACGTTTCGATCGCTGATGCTTATATAGCTAGTATAACACACCCAACGTCGTTTAGCTCGTCACCTTCTCTGACAGATACATTAGCATGGACAGGTAGTACAAGTGTTACACAAACATCTGTTTCTGGCATGTCAGCCTACGAAGCCGCTAAGACAGTAGTTGGCAATACTACAAACTTTAACCTTACGCTTGCAGGGTCTACTTGGTTTAGCACTGCATCCAGTGCGACTTATGGTTCAGCTAAACCGTTACCGGGAGGCACTTATACGGCCGTCGTACAGGCAACCTGCATTGCTAAGTAGGATAATTACGATAGGCTCGCTAGTTACTTTTGGTGCGTCTGCGCACGAAATGACGCCTGCTTATCCCGAAGTAAAAACAACTCACATTAAAAATGTAGTTAAAGTAGAAATGTCTCTATTTAATTCTAGGGAAGAGATAAAATATTATCAGATTGATTTGTTTGATTTAAACTGGATGAACATTCCTTTTTCTACAACATATAGAATTATGAAAGTTGAGTACAAAGAACATAAAGCTTTTGATGTGTACATAAGAAAAAGAGATATGCCTGAAGCTGTGTATCTATGCACAACGTCAAAGGTAAGGAAGACTAACCAGTCAAGAACTCTTGTTTCTTCTAGGATATGCTCAAGGCTAGATGGTGAGCCTGCATGAGATTAATAGTAGCCCTTTGTTTATTATCTAGTTCTGTTGTAGCAGACAGTAGCTCTCTTTCGCTTGCATTACCCAGCCCGCCAATGAACTACCAGTCGGACTCTTTTTCTACAGGCAATACGCGGTGCAGTAACGCTGTAGGTGGCGGTGTGAACTTAGAGTACGGGGTAACAGGCGTACTATCAGGGTTAAATACTAATAGTCGGGGCAAAGATATAGGTGTGTATGCACGTATTGTTATTCCTTTAGATAAACCAAAGGCTCGTATTAACTGTGATGATCTTTACCAGATAGAGTTGGCACAACGTAGGCTAGAGATACAAAAGCTACGTGATGAGCTAGAGGCACTGAAGAACCTACAGAATGCCGGTGGCGAAATGGAGTTTGAAAACTAATGGACACTACCAAGATAGCAGATAACATCGATGGGCTTGCAGATCGTGAGTTTAAAACAGGGGGCATGAAAATGTCGTTTGGATCAATTATGGCTATATTTGCGTTCTTATCTACCGTGGTAGGTGGGCTATACGGTGGCTTCGTTATGTATCAAAAGATTGAAGAGGTCGCGGGGCTAGACCTCGGAGCTTATCAACAAGCGATGGATGTTATGGATGCAAAAGTCACGGGTATTGCGGAAAAAGTAGAAGAATCCGTAGAATATAGTCGTGACATTAAGAATGGATTACGTTCGGACATATTGAGCATTGAGAAGCAGACGGATCGTGTGGAGGACATGGTACGTGAATCTGAGGACAAAGTCCGTACTATGATTGACAACGCAGAAGTTCGCTTCGAAGCACAACGTGAACGACTACGATCAAATCAAGATGCTGAGATGAAAGACTTAGAAGATAAATTGTTGGATAAATTACAGAGGGCTTTAGATAACCCTCTTTCAGACTAGGAGAAATAAGTATGGATGAATTTAAAAAATTTGATGTCAATGGAGACGGCAACATAGATAAATCTGAATGGGACAAACTAGCCTTGGAAGATAAAAGACTGAAAATGGCCGATGACGATGCACAAAGAGATGCCCAGCGCAAGATGGCGTGGTTTGCGTTATTTGGAATGTTATTGTATCCTTTTGCTATTATATTCTGTAATTTGGCTAGTCTTGACGAAGCCATGAAATCACTAGCTTCTATCGCTGGTGTGTATTTTGTTTCTGTAGCTGCCATAGTTGCCGCCTTCTATGGCAAGGAAGCCTACACAAAAGGGAAGGAAAATAACTAATGATAAGTTTAGTAAGCAATTTGATAGGGCCTGTTAGTGGGCTACTAGACAA